TGGCGCTCACCTGCAGCCAGATTTCCCAGGAGTACCGCGACGACCTGATTGTCGAGAAGCTCAAGATGGGCTACTACGACGACGAGCGCGAGACCTTCGTCCAGAGCGAGGAGCTGGTGCGCGAGGCGCGCCCGATGCCGGCTGGCAAGTTCTCGGCCATCATGAAGGCCCTCGGCACGCTCGGCATGACCGAGATGGACCGCCGCCGCATGAGCATCGAGCTCGAGCGGCACGGCCAGAAGCCGCCCGAGGCGACGCCCGAGGAGATCCAGAAGGCGCAACTGGCGCTGATCCAGGGAGGCCGGTCGGGTGCCCAGGCAGGTTAGGCAGCGCAGCAGCGTCTCCCGCGAGCGCGATGCGCGGGCCGCTCGGCTCCTCGAGCGCGTCATGCCGCAGGGCGAGCACGTTCTGACGCTCAGTGTCTTCCTGACCGACACCGGACAGGTCAACGTCAAGATCGACAGCGACCGGACCCAGGACGAGGTCGCCGCGCTCCTCGAGGTGGTGGCCGAGCAGATCCAGCCCCCGCGCGACCGCGCCGACGAGGTCGAGGCATGGGGCGCAGCACGACGTAGGAGGTCGTGAGTGTGCGAGAAGGTTGGGTACGCCTCCCCGGGTGAGGCGTACTGGGCGCTGCGGGACGTTCGCAAGCGCCGCAAGAAGCACAAGCGCAAGGGCCGCAAGACCGAGAAGGGCTACTACCAGTGTCCGCGACCCGGCTGCGGGAAGTGGCACCTGACGAGCCAGAAGCAGGGGTAGTGAAGAGCGCGCTGGTCACCCCGCCCGCCCCCGTCTTCCACGGCCCCACCTGGCGCACCGACGACGAGGGCAACTTCGTGCTGCCCGAGCTCACCCTCGGCTGGCACATCCTGAGCTGGATCCGCCAGAACCTCCTCGACGACGAGGGCAACCTGTTCACCCCGACCGCCGAGCAGGCCCGCTTCATCCTGTGGATGTACGCGATCGACCGGCGCGGCAAGTTCCTCTACCGCGAGGTCGTGCTGCAGCGGCTCAAGGGCTGGGGCAAGGATCCGATCGCCGCCGTCATCGCTGCCGTCGAGTTCGTTGGCCCCTGCCGCTTCTCGCACTTCCAGACCGCCGAGGCCGACCTGGCGACCGGGACCGTCAAGGGTCAGCCGGTCGGCAAGCGCAACACCCGCGCGTGGGTGCAGGTGGCCGCGGTCTCGCTGTCCCAGACCCGCAACACGATGCTCATCTTCGCCGGCCTCTTCACCAAGGCCTGCCAGATCCAGCACAGCATCGACATCGGCAAGGAGGTCATCTACGCCTACGCCGGCCAGGTGCAGATCCAGGCCGTCACCAGCAGCCCCGAGACGATGGAGGGCAACCGACCGACGTTCGTCATCCTCAACGAGACCCACCACTGGCGCGAGGCCAACCGTGGCATCGAGATGAACAAGGTCATCAAGCGTAACGTCCGCAAGAACAAGGGCGGGCAGGCGCGGACCCTGAGCATCACGAACGCCTACGACCCCCAGATGGACTCGGTGGCCCAGCGCCGCCGCGAGACCTGGGAGGATCAGGAGAGCGGCGACGCGATCCGCACGGGCGTCATGTATGACTCGCTCGAGGCCAGCCCGAAGGCCCTGCTGATCCTCGAGCAGGGCAAGGACGAGTCGCCGGCCGACTACGAGGAGCGCGTCCGGGCCTACATCACCGCCGTTATCAACGGAGCCAAGGGCGACTCGTGGTTCCTGGATACCGAGGAGATCGTCAACGCCGTCCTCGACGGCGAGACGACCCCGGCCGACGCCCGGCGCTTCTACTACAACCAGATCGTCAACAGCGAGGACGCCTGGCTGCCCAGCTCGGCAATCGAGGCGGCGATCAGCGAGCTTGCCAAGAGCGCGCGGCGCGAGAACCCCGACGACGCCCTGCGCGCCGGCTGGCTCGTGCGCCCCAAGAGCGAGGTCGTGCTCTTCGCCGACCTGTCCAAGTCCCGGGACCACTCGGGCATCGTCGGCTGCGAGGTCGACACCGGCTACGTCTTCACCGTGGGCCACTGGGGGCCGCCGCCCGGGATGCGCAAGGTGTCGGGCAAGAAGAAGCGCTGGCTGGCGCCCCGCGGCGAGGTCATGGCCCGCATCGACGAGGCCTTCGACCGCTTCAACGTCGTGGCCTTCTTCGCCGACCCCTCGCACGCCCTGGCCGAGGAGGACGACGAGGGCGCCGGCTACTGGGACGGCGTGCTCGACACCGTCCACCGCCGCTTCAAGGACCGGCTGCTGCTCTGGTCGGCCCCGACCGGCAACAACCAGCACTCCGTCATCTGGGACATGAGCTCGCCGGCTCACCAGAAGGCCTTCGTCGAGGCGGCCGAGGCCTACGTCGAGGAGATGACCCGGCTCGACGACATCGAGGAGTGGGATCCCGAGTTCCAGATCGACGGCTACGCCGAGCTGGTCAAGCACCTGCGCAACGCCCAGGAGTACGAGCACCCGAAGGGGTACGGCACCTCGCTGTCCAAGGGCAGCCGGCGCAGCTCGAAGAAGATCGCCCTCGCGGTCTGCGCGGTCGGCGCCCGCATGGTGCGCCGCATGTACCTCAACCGCGCGCCCGACGACAAGCGCCGCAAGCCCGGCCGTGTCCTGATGCCCAACAGGGGCAGGATGATGGCGGGCGTCTAGTATGCTCCCAGCCATGACCATCAGCGACCTGCCCCTCTCGATGCGACGGCGCGGTCGACGGGGGGCTCTTCGCGAGGCCATGATCGACGCGCGCTGGCGCGAGACGGCGCTGGCGATGGCCGAGCGCATGTGGGACGACTACACCGCCCAGCGCGACATCGCGGAGACGGCCGACACCTGGCTGCGGGCCGAGAACGAGACCCCCAGCCTGCCCGAGGACCAGTGGGCGCCCGACTACAAGGCGCTGCAGGAGGTCTCCCCCAGCGCCTACATCAGGGTCGCGATCGCCGAGATGACCCAGTGCCTCTACGTCGAGGGACACCTGCCGGGCGACCCGGCCAAGGCGGTCACCGACAGCGGGCCGGCGCGCACCTTCTCCGAGGTGTGGGACAAGATCTGGCAGCCGAACCGCATGGACGGCCGGCAGATCGCGGTCCACCGCGGGGCCCTGGCGCACGGCGTCGCCTACGTGGTGGCCGAGCGCGCCACGATGACCTTCTCCAACGAGCCGACCGTCTCCCTGCGCGGCGTGTCGGCCCTGTCCGGCTGTGCGCTGTGGCGCTCGACCGAGGTCACCGAGTTCCCCGAGGCGTTCATCGAGGTGCGCACCGAGGTCGACGAAGACGGCAACAGCATGGACGTCGTGCAGATCTACGACGAGCGCTACGTCTACCTGCTGCACCGCTACGACCAGAGCAGCGACCGGGGCCGAAACGAGTGGATCGCCGTCGACCGGCGCGAGCACGGCGCGAGCGTCTGCCCGGTGGTCGCCTTCTGCAACGACGAAGACCTCGACGGCAACGTCATGGGCGAGATCCGCCCGGTCATCCCCATCCTCAAGCGTATTGATCAGGACTCCTTCGACCGCCTGATCGTGCAGCGCTTCGGCAGCTGGCGGATCCGCACGGCGACCGGCATCGACCTGCCCGAGGACAATGATCCCGACGCGGCGGCCTTCGAGCGCTTCCTGGCGATCAACAGCCTGCTGACCTCCGACAACGAGAACGCGAAGTTCGGCACGCTGGACCCGACCCCGCTGGACGGCTACATCAAGGCCAAGGACAGCGACCTGCGCGACTTCGCGGCGATCCTGCAGGTGCCGCCGCACCACATCCTCGGGCTGAGCCCCAACGTCAGCGCGGAGGGCCTCGTCGAGGCGCAGGCCTCCCTGATGCGCAAGATGGAGGAGCGCCAGCACCTCTTCGGGGAGTCCTGGGAGCTGCTCATGCGGCTCGGGGCGCACATCCTCGGCATGGACACCGCGGCCGGCGACTTCTCGGCCCAGGTCACCTGGCGCGACATGGAGAGCCGGTCGCTGGCCCAGATCGCCGACGCACTGCAGAAGCTCTCCGAGATCCTGCCGCCCGAGCTACTCTGGAACCGGCTGCCCAACTGGACACAGCAGGACACCGAGATGGCGATCGCCCTCAACGAGAAGGCCAAGAAGGAGCAGGAGCTCATGCTCGCGGCCGAGGCCGAGGTCATGGCGGCCGGTCGACAGCAGCCCGCCCCCGGCGGCCTGCCCAACGACGAGGCGCGGCGCATCGGCCGCGAGCCCGGGGCGGCCTGATGGCGCTGACGCCGCTGGACATCGTGGCGCGGGCGCACCACCGCCTGCAGGCGCGCGAGGCGCTGGTCGCGACGCAGCAGGTGCGCCGGCAGATGACCGGCATCGACCTGCGGCAGCCGCGGCAGGTCGGCCTGGCCGTCAACCAGCTGGCGCCCACGCTCCTGCAACGGCGCGCGGCCTCGATCCGGCGAGCGCAGACGTACTACAACGACGCCCGGGAGGTGGCCGGCTTCGGGCGGCTGCCGCTGGCCCCCGCCTCCCAGGAGTGGGCCGAGGAGAAGCTGCGCAGCTCGCTCTACATCACCGCGCGCGGCCGGCTCGAGAAGCGTGCCGACGAGCGCTCCTACGCCAAGGCCTACGACATGGCGGTCGACGAGATGGCCGGCGTGGGGGTGCGCTGGACCCTCGACGGCGGGCGCGAGGAGATCATCGACATCGTCAAGCGCGACGAGGTGGCGGTCGGCTTCGTGCGCGTGACCGCCCAGGACTCCAAGGTCTGTTACTTCTGCGCGATGCTGGCCTCCCGCGAGGACTTCAAGGCCACCTCGTTCGACAAGAGCGACCCCCGCTTCGCCATCGGCGGCAACCCCCTGGCGAACGCCAAGGTGCATGACCGCTGCCGCTGCAGCCTGCAGGCCATCTTCCGCGGCGAGGCGACCCCAGACCATACCCTTCGGGCGCGTACCCTCTGGTACGACCTCTCCGAGGGGGATGGACGGGAGGCTCTTCGGAGCTTCCGACGCAACTACACCGCGCTCCTACGATCAGGGGCACCCGTCTGGCAGGCAGCCTGACGGACCAACCGGGGCGAAAGGCCCCAGAGAGGCAGGTCGACATGGCCGGCACTGGAAAGACCTTCCCGACCATCGAGGAGTGGAAGGCCCCCTGGGAGAAGAACGGGACCGAGTTCGACGCCGAGACGGCGAAGAAGCTCATCTACAACATGGAGCGCAACGCGCACACCGCCGCCGAGGAGCACCGGACCAAGGTCGAGGGGCTGCAGACGCAGCTCACCGAGGCCGAGACCAAGGCCACCGAGGCGACCAACAAGGTCCATGAGCTCGAGGACGCCCAGATCAAGGACGCCGCCGAGCGGGCCAACAAGCAGCTCGAGCGCAAGATCGAGCAGCTCACCGAGCTGGTGACCAAGGGTGCGCAGACCCAGCGGGAGTCGGGGACGGGCGAGAAGCCCGACCTCGAGACCGCCAAGCTGCGGGCCGCGCTCAAGCACGGCCTCAGCGAGGACGACGCGAAGCGTCTGGTCGGCGCGACCGAGGACGAGATCCTCGCCGACGCCGAGGCCTACGCGAAGCGTCTGGGCGGCGGCGACCGCGACGAGTTCGTGGACGACGACGACCTCTTCGGCCGCCGCGGCGACCAGAGCCGCTATGATGACGACAGCGACAACGGCGAAATGCCGCGTGGCGTACCGAGCCGGCAGGGCTTCCGCACGAACCTCAGCGGCAACTCTGGCGGTGGCGGCAGGCTCAACCCCGAGAAGGAGCGCGAGCTCCTGCCCCGACGATAGACCACGACTCGCTCCGTAACCGCGGGGCGAACGGCACCTCACAGAAGGGACTTCTGCCGTGGCGCAGACCCAGAACCAGTACCTCAAGGCGAAGAAGTACGCCGCCGCCCTGGTGGGCGCGCTCGAGCGGGACACGACCCTTCCGATGGCGTTCACCCGCTACGACGGGAACGGCTTCCGCGGAGCACAGAACGACACGGTCACGTTCCGCCTGCCGGGCATGACCAAGGCGCGCGACTACGAGTTCCGCAGCCGCAACAACCCGATCGTGCTCGACCTCGTCTCCCGTACCGAGATCAGCATCAAGCTGGACACGCACATGATGTCCGCCGTGCCGATCACGGACGAGGAGGAGACCCTCGACCTCGAGGACTACGCGACCGAGATCCTGCTCCCGCAGAAGGACGCGCTGGCCGAGCGGTACGAGGGCAAGATCGTCACCGCGCTGCGGGCGGTCTCGTGGTCGACGGTCGGCGGGGCCAACATCGACGCGGCCGAGGCCGACGAGCCCTTCCAGTGGGCGCTGCACGTCAAGAGCGTGCTCGACGCCCGCGGCACCCCCAAGCGGGGCCGCCGCCTGCTGGTCGGCAGCGAGGCCTTCAACTGGATCATCCAGTCCGACCAGCTCGTCCAGTACGACACGGCCCAGGCGCAGACCGCCTTCCGTGAGGCCACCTTCGGGCGGATCGCCGGCATGGAGGTCGTGGACGCCTCCGACTCGCTCGACCCGACCGAGATCTACGCGGTCCACTCCTCGGCGCTGGTCATCGCCAACCTGGCTCCGAACGTCCCCCGGGGCGCGGTCTGGGGCGCGCGCCAGCGTCACGCCGGCTTCTCGCTGCGCGTCATGCGCGACTACGACACCAACTACGCGCGTGACCGCTCCGTGGTCTCGACCTTCTCGGGCATCAGCTCGGTGCTGGACGAGTACGTGCGGGACGCGCAGGGTGTCGTGCTCGACCCCGACACCGGCACCCCGACGCTGACGGGCCGCAACGCCCGCGGCGTGAAGGGCACCTTCACGCCGGCCGCCGCCGCCTGACGGCTCGCCTGAGCAGCAGCGCCTCCTTCGCTTCGGCGAGGGGGGCGCTGCTGTATAGTGGGACACCTCAGTCGCCAAGTGCGCGCTAGGCGGCGAGGCTCGAGCCTCACCAAGACACATGGGGAGGCAGCGGAACACCCCTGAACCGCCAGGGCCGCGACGACCAAGTCGACGGCGTCGGGCCGACAGCAGCGCCTCCTTCGCTTCGGCGAGGGGGGCGCTGCTGTATGCTCGGCGGCATGGACCCGTGGATCACCGTGCCCGAGCTCGCGATCTGGGCTCGGGAGGAGATCGACCCGGCCGACGAGTTCGCCAGCATGGTCGTCAAGGCGGCCACCATCGTCGTCAGCGAGGCCACCGGCTACCACGACACCGACCGGGAGTTCACGATCGTCACGGCGCCCGACCGCCTCAAGGTGATCGTCGCCCAGGTGGCGAAGCGCTCCTACCTCAACCCCGACCAGATCGTTCGCGAGGGCAACATCGGCCCCATCGGCGGTGACGCCTACGCCGCCGCGTATGCCGCTGGCCTGTCCCTGACCGACGAGGAGCTGGCCGAGGTCCAGCGGGTCGTGCGGCGCACGGGCGGCAGAACCGGCAAGGGCCTCAAGGTGCTCGGCTTCCGCGTGGCGCACAACGGACGCTACGGTCGCGACGGTACCTACGCGCCCGACACGCCGGCACCCGGCGCAGCCTTCGGCGCCGGCTCCGACTGGATGATCCCGGTCGACTGATGGTAGCCAAGGGGAGCGAGACCGCCACCATACGGCGCAAGGGGCAGGGCGACGCCGACGACGACTTCTACGACGAGCCCCGCGAGGAGCTGATGCACGGCGTCGCCGTGCTCGACAGGTGCGTGGTCTGGCCCCGCGCCTCCTCAAGCGACAGCGGCCGGGGGGTCACCACGATCGAGGGGCTGCACATCTTCGTGCCGCACAGCGAGGTGTTCTGGGATCCCGCGCTGCCCGAGGCCGAGCAGGAGCTCCGCCCCGAGGATCAGGTCTTCGTGCGCGGCAAGGCGTGGCAGCTGGACGGCGCCGTGGGAGACTGGCGCAAGAAGCGCGGCAACCGGGTCGGCTTCCTCTTCGAGGTCGTGAGGTGGTCGGGATGACGCGCGTCGAGGTCAGGTTCGTCCCCTCCTACCGGCGCGAGGGCAAGAGCCCGGGCTTCCTCTCGTTCGACAAGTTCATGGTCAGCGACCAGATCCGCAAGCCCCTCAAGCGCGCCGCGATCGACATCATCGCGATCGCCAAGGCCACGGTCCCGCGGTCGGACGACGAGCGCGACGGGCACTACACCGACAAGTTCTCGATCCAGGGCGAGGGTCTCGAGACCCTCGTCTTCGACTCGCGCGTGGGCATGATGAACCGACATGCGATGGTGCAGATCAGCAACCATGCGAAGAACGCGATCGCCGTCGAGTTCGGGTCCGGCTACCCGAGCGAGGGCACCACCTCGGGCCGCGAGCGCAAGGAGAAGCAGCGCGGCTGGAACAAGCCGATGCGGCCCCTCGGGCGCGCCGGCCGCAAGATCGGGCGGGCGGTGGAGGCGGAATGAGCACCGTCAGCCCCACCGAGTTCTGCCGGCGCCTGGTCGAGAAGTTCGCCCCGGTCGGCACGAAGCTGAGCCTCAACGAACCCGACCCCGCCGACCTCACCGTGGTCGACGGCAGGGCCACGGTCGTCTGCCAGCTCTACATGCTCGACGGCTGGCGCGATCGCTTCGAGCAGCACCCCGAGTTCGACATCGCGTTCTTCTCCCGGCGCTTCCTCGCCGCGGAGAGCGCCGCGCTCAACGTCGAGCATGGGCTCGTGCGCTATCCTGTGCGTGTGCAGGTAGGCGGGAAAGCCGCCGTACTTGACCGGACGGAAGTGACGAGCTCCACGCGCGAAGTGCCGTGGGACGTCGACCCAGAGGTAACCCGGTTCATCGGTACATACCAGCTGCGGACCCGCAGCTGACTTTCCCAGGAAGGTTCTACCCCATGCCCGACTACGCAGGTCTGCAGCAGAAGAAGAACGAGCTGATCCGCAAGGCGCTGGACGGCTCTGCCTTCATCGCCCCGATCTCGGCCCCCACCTTGACCGCCATGACCGGCCCCGACTCGCTGCTCATGGCGCTGCCGGACGGGTACGAGGACGCCGGCTGGCTCTCCTCGGACGGCATCGCGTTCGGCCGCGACGTGTCCAGCTCGGACGTCACGAGCTTCGGCTCCCAGACCCCGACCCGCTCGGACACCACCGCCGACACGACCACGGTCACGATCGTCGGCCAGGAGACCAAGCGGCTGACCATCGAGATGTACCTCGGCGCCAACCTCGCGGACCTCGTGCCGCAGGTCGGCGGCGGCGTGGTCATCTCCCAGCCGTCCCGCCCCAAGGCCCGCTTCCACCGCCTGTTCGCGGTGGCCGTGGACGACGCCGACGAGGGCGAGATCTACATCGGCCGCGAGCTCCCGCGCGCCAAGCCCACCGCCTACACCGAGCAGGCCTACTCGAGCGGCGACGACCCGATCACCTGGGGCGTCACCTTCACGGGCTACAAGGACAGCACCCTGGGCACCGCCCAGCGCTTCCACTTCGGCGGCCCGGGCTGGGCCGCCCTGCTCGAGGACATGGGCTTCCAGCCCGCGGCCACCGCGCCGTAACAGGACGACCAGCCGCAGACTCCCAGGGTGGGGCGGTCTGCGGCTGGTCGGCCTTCGGGCCACCCATAGCCCCACCCGACGACCTCAGCAGAGGAGCAAGACGTGGCCGAGTTCAAGACCCAGACCTACCGCAACGCTGCGGGCCAGGAGCGCATCGTGACCTCGGTCGACGGTGCCGTGGCCGCCGAGTTCGACGGGTACTACTCCCCCGACTCGCCGACCGGCAAGCGCCTCGCCGCGCGCCGGGCCGCCGAGACCCGCAAGGCGAACACCGAGAAGAAGACCGCCACCAACGGCCGGCGCACCCGCAAGGCAACCGCGAAGACGCCGACCCGCGAGCCGGTCGACGCCAGCGCCGGCAGCGCGCCGACCCCCGAGGCCGGCATGACCTCGGCCGAGCGGGCAGCCGCGGCCGGCACCCCGACGTCCTGACGCCCGTCAGGCACAGCCCCACCCACAGGAGAGAACCATGACCGACAGCCCCACCCAGGACTTCGTCTTCGACCTCGACCAGATCGAGAACGAGCGCAAGGGCGAAGCTCTCTTCAAGGCCAAGGTGAACGGCCGGGAGATCACCTTCGTCAACCCGAAGGATCTCGACTGGATCGACCTGGCCGACCTCGGTGACGACCCGATCGACTTCGTGCAGCTGTGCGTCGAGGACGAGAAGGACGCCGACTGGCTGCTCACCCAGCGGCTCCCCAGCTGGAAGGCCGAGAAGCTGATCGAGGCGTTCACGCGCCACTACGGGATCAGCGACCGCAGGCGTGGTGGCCGGGGAAACCGCCGCGCCTCGCGTCGCTGATCGCACGGTACTACGACGCCATCGAGGCGGACTTCGCCAGGGAGTACCCCGGGGTCGACCCGGGGGCTCTCTGGCGGGACCGTGACTGGCGCAGGCTGCTCAACCTGATCGAGCACCTGCCCTTCAACTCTCACCTCAAGCAGGCCCAGCTCAACGACCCCGAGTACGTCGAGACGCTCGAGGAGGCGCGCAAGCGCGCCGAGGCCGAGGGCCGCAAGGCCCCCGAGGGATACCTAATCTCCGAGTCCTCCCCCGAGGCTCGCGAGATGCGCGAGATGCGCGCGTCGATCGACCGGCTGGCCGCCATCGTCTCGGGCGCCCTGGGCGGCCCGAAGATCAAGCCCGACACCCGCGGCTACGCGATGGCGAAGATGGGCGAGGCGACGCTCGAGCGCAAGAAGCGCGTCCACGAGAAGATCGTTGCTAGGATGCTGCCCAGCAAGCGCGCCACAGCGGAGGCCGAGTCACCGACAGCCCCCGGCGCGCAGCAGGAGAAGTAAAGGCAGACCGCATGGCCGGCAGGCGCTACTCCGCTGGGCGCATCTTCCTCGACGTCATCCCTTCGTTCAAGGGCGTCATTCGCGAGACCGACCGTGAGGTCGACAAGCTCCGCCGCAAGGTCGCCGACGACAACGCCAAGGCCGCAGAGCAGGACGAGAAGGGCCAGGCCCGGGTCCGCACCCGCGAGCGCGTCAAGGGCGAGAAGGCCGCCAACGAGGCGGCGCAGGCCGAGCACGACAAGGCCTGGCGCGACATGACCATCGCCGAGAAGCGCGAGTGGGCGCACCGCGAGCGCCTGCGTCGCGAGGCGCTGCGGCGCGCTGCCAGGGACGAGCGTGAGGCCCTCGTGCGGGCCGACGCCGAGCTGGCGAAGCTCAACGCCAGGCGGATCGCCGAGGCGGCCAAGGCTCAGGGTAAGCGCCGGCAGGACGAGCTTCGCCGCGAGCGCGAACACCAGCAGATGATGGAGCGCCTGGTCGACGCCGCTGACGCGCAGCGCGGCAAGGCGATGTGGAAGGCCGCCCAGGAGGCAGCCAAGGCCAAGGCCAAGCAGCTCGACGAGCAGGCCAAGGCCCAGGCCAAGCACGAGCGCGACGTCCAGCGGATCATCGACGCCGCGGCGGCCGGGCGCGCCCGGGCGATGTGGAAGGAGATTCAGGACGAGGCGAAGGCGCGCGAGGCGCACCAGAAGAAGATGAACCGGCTGCACGCCGACGCCATCGCCGAGAACGCTCGCCGCGAGCGCAAGGTCGCCGCCGAGCGCGCCCGGGAGGCCGAGCGGGAGCTCAAGGAGCAGCAGAAGCGAGACAAGCGCTTCGCGCAGCTGCAGGGTGGCCGGTTCGGGCAGGAGATGCGCCAGGCGCTGCAGCACGCCCTCAAGGATCTCGGGCCCGACATCGAGATCGACGCCGACACCTCGAGCGCGCAGGCGAAGATCCAGGCGATC